ACAGAAGACAGGTTCTGTGGCGCTCGGGGCGCTGGAGGACTATGCATCGAAAAAGAGCGCACAGTTCGGTGCCGAGGCGGAGCGCAAAGCACGCGATGGTCTGGACGCTCTGCGCGGTCAGATCACGCTCCTGAGCAACACCGGCGATCCTGCTGCGCTGACCGCTGCCGCCAAGCTCAAGGACACCTACTTCCGCACCCTGATCCAAGGGCGTCTGGACGGCGCGATCAACGACGTCCATGTCGCCGTGAGCAAGATCAGCAAGGACACTCCGGGTGCTCGGGCTGAACTGAGCGTCAAGGCTCGGGAAGCTGTAGGCGAGTCGATCAAGGAGGTCCGGGCCGTGGAGTCCGAACTTTGGACCAAGGTCGATGGTACTCGCGCTGTCCAGCCGACGAACCTGCAACAGACACTGGACGAACTGAGCAAAGACCTGCTGCCCGAAATCCGGAACGAGAAGCTACCCAAGGTCGTTCGGTCGTTCTTGGACCGTGTGACCAAGGCGTCCGCTGACTCCGAGGTCTATGACCCTGAGACGCTTTCGTTCGTCACTGTTTCCGGTGCCGTCAAGGGCACCGACGTCAAGGAAATGCGCCAGCTTCGCAGCGAACTGCTCGATCAGGCACGTGCCTCCACGAACGCCGGTGACTTCGGTCAGGCTCGCATCTACAACGATCTTGCTGAGTCGGTACTGGACGACATGGACGTCGCGTTCCGTGAAGCTGGCGACAAGACCTACGACGAGGCTCGGGCGTTCTCGCGCGAACTGAACGACGTCTTCACCCGCAGCTTTGTCGGCAAGGTCACGGCTCAAGGGCGCTATGGCAACCGGGTTGCCCCGGAACTCACGCTGCGCAAGGCACTGGCCTCCGGTGGCGAGGCGGCTGCGATCCAGATGCAGGAACTGGAGCAGGCCACCCGGTTCCTCCAGACGCGGGGTCTGGGTGACGACACCGCAGTGACCACGATGCTGGATGCTCAAGAGCGGATTCTGCGGATCGGTGCAGCCGAGTCGATTGACCCGCTGACCGGTCGCGTCAAGCCTGAACGTGTCGCTCAGTTCATGCAGAAGAACGAGTTGCTACTGAAGCGGTTCCCTGAGGTGGCTGCGGACCTGAAGGCGGCGTCCAGCGCCGAGGATGCTGCGCGCCGAATGGAGGCACTGGCGAAGCGGCAGACCAATGTGGTCATGCAGCAGAAGGCGTTCGCCAAGCTGATCGAGTCCGACCCCGTGTCGATGGCGAGCCGTGCGCTGCTGTCGAACACGCAGGAAAAAGACCTCGTGAAGATGATCAAGATCGCCAACACGCCCGAGGCGATGGAGGGCATGCGCGCCTCGGTATTCAACGCTGCGATCCTGCGGGCGACTGACAAGAACAACGTGCTCAACCTTGAGCAGATGCGCGGGCTGCTGTTCACCTCGCGCAACTTTGGCGGTAAGTCCCCGATCCAGATCATGCAGGAGAATGGAGCGCTCACTCCGCAGGCTGCCGACCAGATCAAGCGAGTGTTCCAAGCGGCCGAGAACATCGCACGCGCACAGAAGCCGGGAACCGCTGTCGAAGTGAAGACCGACCTCACGGATGCGGCGATGCAGACGCTAGCGCGCATGGTTGGCTCGGGTGCTGCGGGTGCTGCCGCCAAGGCTGCCGGATCAAGTAGTCCGTCGCTGATTATGCATGGCGCAGGTGCTCGATTGGTGGAAACTGCGCTGACCAAACTGCCGAAGCAGTCGATCTTGAACATATGGGTCGATGCGCTGAACAACCCGGACAGGATGGCGCTGTTGCTGGAGAAAGCCGGACCCCCTGCGCAGCAGGCCATGCAAGCACGAAGAATTCATGCTTGGCTGGTACAATCCGGATTGACCAGTGTCCAGAGCGCCACGAGTCCGGAGCCTGAGCGCGCCTATGTGCCGCCTTCACAACGGATGAGCACTCGTTCTAACCCGAGGGCATCGCAATGACAGTCAGCACCACACAATCCCGGATCGGGTACAACGGCAACGGGGCGACGACAGTCTTTTCGTTCCCGTACCGATTCCTGGCGGACGCCGATCTCACGGTCACTCTGGTCCGCGCAGACACGACTCAGGTCGTCCAGGTGCTCAACACTGACTACACGGTCACGGGTGCCGGAGATGACGCAGGCGGCACGGTGACGATGGTCGTGCCTCCGGCCACCGGGCAGCAGTTGATCATCGTGCGCGATGTCGAACTGACGCAGGAGACGGACTACATCTCGGGCGACCCGTTCCCTGCTGAGACGCACGAGCGCGCACTCGACAAGCTGACGATGATCTCGCAGCGCCTGAACAACCTGATCTCTCGCTCGATCCGGCTCAGTGACGCTGATCTGCTGGTGACCTCGACGATCCTTCCGGCACCGGTTGCCAATGCAACCCTGGTGTGGAATGCCACTGGAACCGCACTGGTAAATGGGGTCGGCACCGGTGAATTCGTGGGCCTGTCGCCCTACATGGAGGTGGTTCTGGGGTCTGTGGATATTGCCGAGGCGCAGACGAACCTCGGGGTATCCGCATTCGTTCAGACCATCTTCAATGATGCCGATGCTGCGGCTGTGCGCACCACTATCGATGCCGCATCGGCCACCGGGACCACGACGAACGACAACGCGGCTGCCGGCAAGGTAGGGGAAGTGCTCGAAGCGGAACTGGTGTCTGGATCGGCCACCGCGCTGACGACGGCTACCTCGAAGAACGTAACATCGCTCCCCCTCGCGGTCGGTGATTACGATGTCGATGCGATGATCGGTTTCACGATTGTCAATACCTCAACGATCTGGCAAGGCAGCATCAGTCAAATCTCCGCGACGCAGAACGCCAAGAATCGAGATTATCGACGTGTCGGCGCCGCGGGCAACCTGATCGGCATCTATGAAGCTGCGGTCCCGTCAGCGCGTATTTCACTGGCAGCACCGGCTACGCTCTACTTGGTGGCCGAGGCGACTTTTGCGTCAGGATCGAATGCCGCCTACGGGTGGATCAGGGCGAGGCGTGTGCGATGAGAATGGTTTTGCTGTGGGTCATGATGCTGTGCGCGCCGGTGTTCGGCCAGTCGGTGCAGGAGAACCACTTCGACATGCGCGTTGTGTCTGCGGGCGCCGTGGCCGCCACCACCGGCCGCGGGGTCACCATCCTCGCCGGCGACTCGCTGATCGAAGGGTTCTGGTGGAACTCCACGTCCTGTGGCGCCTTGATCAACGCCGGATCCGGGGGCGCGACCACCGAGATGCTGCACGACCGGATCAACAACCTGGAAGCTCGGACCCTGCCGTCCGTCATCGTCATCAGCATTGGGGTCAACGACGCCCACGAGGGCTTTGACTTCGAGGCATGGCGAGCACGGATCAACGGTATCGTGTATTCGATGTGGATCAAGCGGGTAACGATGGTGATCGAAACCATTGCCCCGATCGAGCAGGGGAAGCCTCTCGGTGACGGGTACTTCGACAACAACGCAATACTCCAGATGAACGCGCATCTTCGGGTGCTGGCGAATGCCTATCGCCAGGGTGCTGTGCTCAACGACCAGCACCCTGCACTGGCGGACCCTGACGGGTTCGCGCCTCGGGGAATGACCACAGATGGCGTGCACCACACCGGAGCTACTCAGCGCGAGGTGTTCCGACTACGAGAATTCGCCATCAAAGCCGCATGGCTTAAGCGTGGAATCCGATGCTGACAACGAAAGGAACCCCTGTGCTCGATCCGCAACAAACGGTACTGATGATTGTCCTCTCCACTTGGGCAGGAATCGTCAGCTACTTGAGGATGTTGGTCAAAGGTGTGGAGTTCAAGATGCTTTCATTCGTCAGCCACATTTCGAGCAGTGCCCTTGCTGGTCTGATCACCGTGCTGCTGTGTGATCAGTACGAGTTGTCGATCCAATGGACCGGGATCGCGTGTGCCATTTCTGGACACATGGGCGCCGAGGCGATGAAGATTTTCGAGGACCGTCTCAAGAAGAAAGCGGAGGCTCTGGATGCCTGAGATCAAGCCTGTCGAAGCGCCCGGTGGCCGGAACATGTGCGCCTTTCTGGACATGATCGCGTGGTCCGAGGGCACGGATCACCCGTCGCAGAAGTCCAAGGATCGTGGGTACGACGTGATCGTGGGTGGTGGGCTGTTCGAGAGCTACGAGGACCACCCTCGCAAGCTCGTGAAGCTCCCGCGCCTGGGTATCGGCTCCACGGCTGCCGGCCGCTACCAGCTTCTGTCGCGCTACTGGAACGTCTATTCCCGGCAACTGAATCTCCCGGACTTCGGACCCCTGTCGCAAGACCTCGTGGCAATCCAGCAGATCAAGGAGCGCCGCGCTGTGGAACTGATCGAGCAAGGCAAGATCGTCGAAGCGATTGGTCGAGTCAAGAACATCTGGGCCTCGCTCCCTGGCGCCGGCTACGGGCAGAACGAGCACAAGACGAATGATCTGCTGGTGGCCTACGAGAACGCAGGCGGGCGATACGGATGACCAAGCTGCTGCCCCCGTGGGTCATGTGGCTGGCGCTGGCGGTCCTTGTGGCAGCAGCGACCGGGTGGGGGTGGGTCAAGGGCGCCGCCAGCGTGCAGCAGGACTGGAACACTGAGCGTGCGGTTCAAACGATCGCGGTACTGCGCGTACAGGTCAAGCAGGCTGAGGTTACCGAGCGCATCGTCACGCAGTACGTCGACCGGGTGCGCGTGGTGCGCGAAACCGCTGATGCCGTGATTCGAGAGGTGCCTGTCTATGTCCCCACGAAATGTGATGATGATGGCCGTCTGCCTGCTGGCTGGCGGGTGCTCCACGACGCCGCCGCCAGTGGTCGTGCTGCCAGCACCTCCGACGCTGATGCGCAGCCCGTCGCCCCTGACACCGCTGCCGCCACCGTCGCGCGCAACTACGGAACCTGTCGAGAGACAGCCGAGCAACTGACTGCCCTGCAACAGTGGGTCCGTGAGCAAGCCGCCGTCCAGCCGTAGGCGCCGGCCCTGGCCAGGGTGGAACGACCTCACACCCGAGCAGAAGATTGAGTTCCTGTTCTCCGAGTGCGACAGGCTCAGGGAGGACAGGAACGAGTACAAGCAGATGTACATCAACCTGCTACGCGAAGTAGTGGATGTACAGCATGAACACCCCGAACCCCAGACACCCGAGGATCAAGGCTAGCTGTTCGCCCTTGCTCAGTTCGCCGTAATCCACCGGCGACAGGTACTCGGACTCACCGAATGCCTCATGCCGGCTGCGCGGTGCCGTGATGTTCTTGCGCCACGGGTCTGTCGATCGATGTGTACTCATTTTTCAGCCTTTCTTCTTCCAGATAGAAAAGTAGTTGCAGTATCATCAAATGATGCGATGCACTAGTTGGGTTCGACTCGACAACCATTCGATCAAACGGTGACATTCTCAGTCGCAGTATTTTACCCATCGAAATACTGCCGTTGAAATGGATAGTGTCGTCAGCGACTGCATGTCGCGCTTGAAAATTCATCTCATTCCCCACTGAACCACACGACCGAACACATAAGCGACCGTGATGCTGAGTATCAGGTATGCGAGTACGCAGAGCCAGATCATTTCGATGCTCCTATGAAGATCACACCTTTGTAGATGTCTGGCGCCAAGCGCCCCTGTTCCCTGATCGGCACGACCGTCTGCTTCTGCGGGCGCCAAGGTCGGAACTCGTAGACATGGACCTCGGGCATCACGAACGGACCGAACCGTGCTGACCCCTTGGTCTGGCAGCTACCGTAGCGCGTAATCTTGCGCTCCATCTCCAGATCGTTCAAGAGCAGGCTGACCGAGGTGCCTGTGAGCTTCGTCTTGACCGCGATCTCCGGGATGCTGAGCTTCGTGGGTGACGACTCGATGGCGTTCAGCACCAGTGCCAGATTGACTTTGCGAGTCGTGATCGCTTTGGTCGGGGGTGATTTCAGCATCTCGTTTCTCCTGTTGTGTGATTAGGTAACTACACTGTATCACATATTCCGGGATTGTCTATAGGTTTTAATGGCCGACCTCAAACTTAGCTCGGACTCATCCTTCTCAGCCAGCGCCAGTGACTGCGCTTGGTCCAGGGTGTCGCGCATCATGATCCGATGACAGATGACCGGCACCCCTTGACCCTGGCGCCGCAGGCGAGCGTTGAACTGCTTGTACAGGTCCAGTGACCATGTGAGTCCGAACCACGCCAATATGTGCCCGCGGTCCTGGAGGCCATCCACGCCATGACCCATGCTGGCCGGGTGGCCGATCATCAAGGCACACTTGCCCGACTTCCACCGAACCATCGCGTTCTCCAGCGCCCGCTCACTCTTGCACTCGGTCAGGTTGATCGGGTCCAGATGCTTGAACCTCGTCATGATCCGCTCCGCGTCGCTGCGGTAGGCGTAGGCGCACAGGATCGGCTCCCCGTTCGCCTCGTCGATCAACTCCTCCAGCGCATCGAGCTTCAGGTCGTGCAGCGCCTCCCACAACGGCATCCCGGCGATCGGATACACCGCACCATTGGCGAACTGGAGACAGGCGTTCGTGAGGCTGGCCTGGTTGAACATCTCCTTCGACTGGCCAGAGTCCAGTTGCAGGAAGAAGTCCTTCTCCATCTGGTCGTAGCGCGCCCGCAGCGCCTCGGGCATCTCGACCTCGATGTCATTGACAATCAGGTCTGGGAGCGGGTTGTAGTCCTCAGCCGACATCTCCAGCGTGATGTCTGCAATCAGTTCCTTGATGCCTTCCTCAGTGTCACGATACGGCAGTTCTTTACGCGATTCGGCAGAAGGCTTCCTGTACCACTGAGTCATGAACTTAGTTTTCGATGTGCCCAGGCGCTGACCCCGATCGACCACCAGATACTGACCATGAAGGTCTTTGTACCCATTGGACGCCGGAGTGCCCGTGAGTCCTGTGATCCAGTCGAAGCAGTCGATCACGTTCTGGTTCCTCTGAGGGTTGTAGAACGCAGTTACCCTATGGGTGTTGCTGTTCTTGCACTTACTAATCTCATCCCAGACAAGACCGTTAAATGGAACAGGTCGCCCTTTGCTCAGAAAATAGGTATCAAGCGTCCGTGCAAGCCACCCCAGATTCTCGTAGTTCACAAGGTAGATGTCGGCCGGCCGCAGAAGCGCACGGGTGCGCTGATCCCGTGTGCCCGTGAGCATCGAGAACTTCAGGTGGCTCGTGTGGCTCCACTTCATTGATTCTTGCCGCCACACAAGCCGGATCACGCGAATCGGAGCAACAATGACCACGCCACGCAGGAAGCCGGCGTTCAGTAGATGCACGATGCTGGTGAGCGTGATGGCGGACTTTCCCAAGCCCATATCGAGCCAAAGCATCGAGTGAGGCGACGAGCACTGGAAATTGACCGCCTTCTGCTGGTAGCCGTGGAGCTTGTCGGGGGTCAGCATCACAGCCCCCGAACCATACCGTCCACCATCTCTTTCCCCGCATCCACAGAATCAATGACCCAGACCTCGACCATCTGCTGCCGGAGTCGATGGTGCTCGCGCTCCTGCGGTGCAGTCGGCTTCATTCCTTGCTTCTTGAACTCCACGAACCACATGTGCCCGGTGGGTCCGATGAACAGACGATCGGGCACCGCGGCTCTGGAGGGGCTGGTGAACTTGTACGTCAGGATTCCGCGGTCTTTGGCGTAATCACATACCTTCTTCTCGATGTCACGTTCCAGCATTGTCGATCTCCTGAATCGCCCGCTTGCAGTAGATAGCAGCATCCAACAATTCTTCGTACTGGTGCTGAAGCCACTGTTTCAAGTGCAACGGGTTCTGTGATACCGGCATCCCGTACTTTGACAATCCGCGATTCTTCCGATCAAGGATGTCGGCAATTACCTCCATCTCAGTGTCCTTCACGACAGACCCAGACATAGCTTCTCCACTTCCCGAATGTAGTAATCAAAATCCACAGACGCTGTGGCATCCTTGATGTCATTGCACACGCAGACACCCCATCCACTTTCCACCCCAATCCGGCGCCACTGATCAGGCTTCTTCGCCAGCGGGGGCATCCACTTGTACAGCCGCCCGCCACCCTTCGCCACGTAGTACCTCGTGGTGTTCTGAATCTGCTTCTCACCATCACCGTAGTCGATCGCCAAGTAGCTCGATTTCGGCACCTTGACGCGCAGCATGAAGTCGTACATATCCGGCCAGTTCTCGATCGTCTCCCGGATCGGTGCACCTTCAACCAGCACCTTCTCGGCTACCTTCGGGACCACCAAGGCGCTGTGGTTCTGGTGCCATTCAAGGTCATACTCATATGCCCCTTTCCTCTTGAGCTTCCCGACCATGTACTCCGCGATGTAGCTGTTCACGTCACGAATGAACATGCGGAAGTACAGCGCCTCCTCCAGCGTCAGTTGGGTCATCTGCTCCCACTCACCCCGGATGCGTTCGACCTCGGAGAGCAGGTCACGATGCACCTTGACCGTCAGACCGTCCGTGTTGATCTGGATCAACCGCAGACCCTCCAGCTTCATCAGTTCCTCGGCCAGCCGGCACAGGAGAAGCTGACCGTTCAGGGTGATCTTCATGGTGAACAGCGGGTCGTAGAACACCGAGAAGACGTTGTTCGAGTCACCATAGACCCCGTTCAACGCAAGCTTGAGCATCGCATTCTCGGCTGACCCCTTGGCGTAAGTCTTCCGCTGCTCGTACAGGTGCTGGTAGATGTCGCAGAACCCCTGACCCAAGTGCTCAGGGAAGAACCGATTCTTGATGGCCAGGTTCGGGTAGTACGAGGACACGTCGAGATCGATCACTGCGTACTCGGAGTCGGCTTCCACGATCTCGTTCTCCACGGAGCCGTGGATGCCCCCGGTGCCGAACACAAACTCGAACCCGTTGACCCGCGCCACGAGGTCCGTGAAGACCCCCTTCGTCTCGGTGATCGTCTGTGCCTTCAGCCACTCCAGCACCCGTTGAAACTCGGGCTGCTCGAATGTGATCCACGGCAGGATCGCGTCCTTCAGGTGAATCTGTGGGCGCTTGGTCTGCCGCGGCGTGCGCCCCTTGGGTCCGAAGTCGTAGCACGCGACGCCGGCTTCCTCCAGCTTCATGATGAAGTAGTCCTTGCCGATCTTCGTGTCGTTGAAGTTCAGCCAGTCGCGCCCAGGGTACTTGGCGCACAGTTCCTCTCGGAACGCGATCATCGGGCGCGTCTCGTGATAGAACCGCTTGGTCTGGGCGACGTCGTGCGCGTTGTACTGCTTCAGCACCTCAGCCTGCTCGCGCGTCAGACTGGTGCCGAACGGGAACGGTAAGTCCTGTACCGAGTCAGCGCGCATGTTGAACTCCAGCACCTTGAGACTAGTGCTGCGTGCCCGGTTGTCGAAGTGGTGAATCTTGAACAGGTCGATCTGGGTGACCAGACGATCGGACTCATAGACCATGTGGTTCCAGCGACCCTCGTCGTCCTGAGAGCCGATGATCGCCTGAGCCTTGTCGTACAGGTTCCGGGCTGTCGCCTTACCCTGGCGAATCAGAGTATGCAACACCGGGTAATCGAACCCGAGACTGTTGAACCCCACCATCCGAGAGTCGGTGTCCTTCAGGTACATCAGGAACTCGATGATCTGCCGGGAGTCGTCACGCCAGTCGCTGATCTCGAATGCCCACCGGAGCGGTGCGTCCGCGTGCTCCACGGCAAGGGTGAAGATATTGGGGTACGTCTCGATGTCGTAGATGAAGTCACTACTCACGACTTCACCTCGCATGTAAAACCACAGTCTGCCGGCGCGTCTTGCTTAAATCGCCCTCGATTCGGTGCAAGCTCGTCCAAGTAAACTGGCCCATTACTATCCTTGTTGACAGCATGACCAATGGCTCGCTCCAACTTTGCCATTTTTTCAAAGTGGTCGGGAAAGTCTTTTCTGATCTTATTCCAATACCCCATACCACCCTTGACACAACCGACGCAATTGTTGTTGGAATACCCAAGGGAATACATCACCGGCAACTTGAGCCCAAGTCGTAGTAAATGAGAATAACAATCTTGTTTGCTAAGACCGTTGTCAATAAGGATAAAGTCTTCTGTTACATCGTTATTACCATCAATAAACCTGTTTGCGCGATCTTGTTCTTCAATAGTGTATCCAAATACCTGAATATCACCAGGGCGCTGATAAGACTTACGCATGTCTTTTTTCAAGATCATTGTGCAAGGTGCACCATGTTCATTCTTGATAAATTTACGCTTCAGGAAAACTTTATAAATTGACCCTTCGTGTTGCTCATCCATGATCAATTTGACAGGGATGCCAGTTACACGGGTAAAGTCGTCAAGAAACCGAAGGTTATCCTCATGTTCTTCGACAACGCGACAATACACAGCTTCAATCTCGCCATACTTAACAGCGGCAAGGAAAGTAGCCACAGCACTGGCGGCACCACATGAAAACCAAGAAATTACACGCATCACAATTACCTGTAGTTGGAGGGTGCCGAGTTGCTGTGTTCCCCGCTCGGCACGAGGTATGAGGAGGACAACCGCCCCATCATCCGGTCAGGGGAGACGGTTGTCCAAGTGGATGCGATCTGACACAGCGCCACGCAGGCTCACTCAGCTATCCCTACCCCTGAACCATCATGAACGGCGGCAACGGCATCGGAGGCGCCACGGTGCCCGGTTGTGCGAGGAACCCCGGCACCGGTGCGCCGGTCTTCACGGCACCAAACAGCGCGGACGCATCGATGTTGCCCTCACCGAACGCAGTGTCGTCGGCCGCAAACTGGACAGCCACCAGATCGCAGCGAACACCGCACCCGTGCTTGTTCTCTTGCAACCACGGCTTCACGGCCACATTGACGCGGCAGCCGCCGTACATCTTGCGCGCGAGTTGCTGATAGGCCATCGAGTTCGCCGGATCGACCGGCTGCCCGTTGTCCTGGATCATCTGCGGCGGGTTGTCACGGCCGGCCGTGATATAGACCATGCCGGCGTACCCGTCGTAAGGCTGGAAGTTCTTCTTGTTCACCCGCTCAGCACCGGAGCCGTAGCAGCGCGACTTGCGATCGGCAGCGATCATCTGCATCACGGTCTGCGCGTGCTCCTTCCACTTCTCGACCGCCATCGCACCATACCGCTGGTAGAACTGTGCGAACCCTGCGTGATCGGGCGGCATGATGAAGTCGCCGTTGTAGCTGATGCGCTCCTTCCCCGTCTCCGGGGATACCTGCTTCTGGGGTTCGATCAGGTGCGGGAACGAGAGGCGCACATCCGACAGAAAAATCACATCATCCATTACTGTTACTCCTTGGTGAGCAGTTGAGGTTTGGCCTTGTTTTCGATGAACACTTCACGAGCCAGTTGAAGTTGTTCCGCCTTCAGGAACTTTCCGCTGATGTTGGCAAGCTCCGATGCCACTTTGAGATCAATTGCACCGGCTTTCAAAGCCTCGTACAGTTCGCTCATGTCTTGCTTCACGTCATTCAGATTCTTCGTTTTCATTTCATTAATTCCTTAACTTTACGTTTAACATTAAGAATCGCGACCTTGGTCTCAAGCAGTTCTACAGGTACTTCTCTTGTAGAAACTCCGATCTGACGAGCTAACTCAAACCTTGCTTGATTTTTACGTTTACATTCTTTCAGATTTACTTTCTCATCTGGTGTCCTACTCTCATAACGTTTTCTCCGCAAAATCGACTTGTTTTCCAAGAACTTTTGCTTTTGTTCTGGTGGCATATTTGAGTACCACTCTCTCAAATACAAAGCCCGCTTTTCCGGCTGCTCTACTTTCTTTTTCGCACGCCAAGCATTTATTCGATCAAACAAAGTTCGCTTTTGATCGGGAGTCATGTTTGCATAACGATTACGAATATATTCACGTCTTTTCTCCCGCTGCTCCGGTGTCATCATTCACCTCCTACTTCAACCAGTCCGGCAACTCAGCCACCGGACTCTCGACAGCACTCTCGACAGCACTGAACAGCGGTGCTGCATTCGTGGTGATCGCCTGGCGGGGGTCCGACAATGGGGCGACCGTGATCTTGCCTTTCGAGGTGACAATGTACTCGGTGTCGATGGTCTTGAGTTGCCGCTCCGACAGGGATTTCGTCGTACCGTCACGCTTCGACCACTGCAACTTCGATACCTGCGCCGGGGAGACCACCTTGGTCACATAGACGGCTGACTTTGGTACGCCCATCTTCACCAGCTTCTCGGCCATCTCGTCGTCCGTGAGGCTCCACGACCGCGAGCCACGACCATTAACCAGCTTCAGGCCCGGCACCTCTTGACCCGCCTGCATGCGCTTCAGAGCCTCGGCCTCCGCAGCGTCCAGCATCTGACGCACCAGAGGCGCGGCTTCGATGATCTGGGACAGGCGCTCGTTGCTCATCTCGTTCGGGTCTTGACTGGCGGACTGCTGTGCGAGGTCCAGCGGACTTGCCGGTTCCGCGCCACCGACCACCGGGAACATCATGCCCACGGACCCGATGGCCTGCTGCGCCAAGGCGCTGCACGACCCCTTGGCGCGGCAGTATTTGCACTGCACCTCACCGGGCACCAACGGCGCCTCGGGGTCGTCGGTGGCCTTGGCAGCCGCGGCGAACTTGCCGATCTTGGACAGCATCTGCTCCAGTGTCACCTCGTGCCAGATCACCGGATTTATGTTGCGCAGTGCCAGCTTCGGCTGGATGATCGTCATCCGGACCGTCTGGAACGGGTAGTTCCCATTGACCGGCAACTCGAACGCCGACAGCACCCCGAGCACATACTGCTCAAGCTGCGGGTTGTCCTCGGCCGGCACCGGGTTCATGCCGTCCTTGTAGTCGACGATCTCCAGCACCATCGGCGCGTGAAGCTGGACGTCACAGGTTCCGTCCATGTCATCACGGCCAACGAGATGCTTCGGGCTGACCTTGCACTCGGACTTGATCGAGCAGATGCCACCGAAGGCATTGACCCGGCCGTAGATGTACTCCAGTGCCACCTTGATCCGTGCGAACCGGTTGGCATCGACCACGAACTTCCCCTCATGATCCTCCAGTTCCGTGCCGATCAGATCAACCGGGTACTCGTGGGGCCGGTGCTTCAGGCAGTGCTCCAGCAGCGTGTGGCTGTGGGTACCGTCGATCGCGTGCGGACCGCTCGGCTCCGGAGGGTACTTGGCTTCTTCCCTGATCGAGCCGGGGCACGCCATCCAGCGCACCGCCTTGCTCGGGGAGAGTTGGGCGTGGGTGGTCATTCGTAGTCCTTTATTAAATACATGATGGACTTCACAAGAATAAAAGTGATAACGACATCGAATGTGAGTATCGCCACGATGCTTGAGATTGTGGAACAATCAGTCATTCCGTCCTCCAGACCCGGGCGCCACCGACGACCGTGCGGCTGGCGAACCTGCGAGACAGGCGCTTGCCGTGGCTACCGCACGTCTTCGAGATCGCCTTGACCTTGATGTCCTTGACGAAGAAGCTGTCGCCAACTTCCATCGCATCAAACGGGTACTTGTTCCTGCGACCAGCGCCGACCTGCTTGGAGACCGGGACGCCCTTCTCGATGGTGAACTCGCTCATCATGCTGCTCCCTTCAGTTGCTCGATGCCGTTGTACAGAGCCGCGTACTGCTCCGGCTTCACGTCGTTGATATTCTGGACCCCGAGACCCGTCAGGATCGTCTGAATCTGTGCGCCCTTCTGCGGCCCGAGGGTCTGGTACGACGCCATCACGTAAGCCATCAGACCCTTGGCGTCATTGAACGGGACGCCAGTGGGCGCCGGAGCAGCCACGACCGGGGGCGCCACGGGTGCTGCGAAGCTCGGGGGCGGGGGCATGGTGACAGCGGACGCCTGGACAACCGGTGCCGGTGCAACCACGACCGGGGGCGCCACGGGTGCGGTGACGACCGGTGCAGCAGCGACTACGGGGGCGGTGATCGTCGGTGCCTGGGTGCCTTGAGCCGCTTCGATCTTCTGGATCACGGACGTCAGGTTCGACACAGCTGCGGTCAGTGCTTCAATCTTTGCTTCGAGTGACATACAGACTCTCCTTACGGGGGGTTGCGGGGGGTTGAATGGTGAGGCGATCTTCCATGAACGCCTCGATGAGTTCGCGCATGACTTCCGATTTGCCACCAAATCGGGCAGCCTTGGCGAGAAACGCTTGATGCAGGGTGTCGTCCACCCGTACATTTACGAACTTGCCCTTGGGTTCTGTCATTGTGTTTGCTCCGTTGAACACAGTTGCACTCTAGCTCACGTTCGACTACGATGCAAGCTCGATGTGAAACTTTTTCTGAGGAGACTGAGATGACCTACACCGATGACGACCTGACCCCGTGGTTCCCGCCTGATATGAAGCCGGTGCATGAAGGGGTGTATGAGATTTATGACCCCGAGAGACCAAGAGTCAGATTTCACTCGTTCTACGGGTCAGGAGGCTGGTCGTTTACCTATGAGAACGACGTGAGTCATGCTTTTCGGATGAGGTATTCGCATGGATCATGGGCAGTCGGCAAGAAGTGGCGCGGCCTGAACAAGCAACCCTAGAAAAAAGAACCCCGGCCGCTGCGGTGCAGGGAGCCGGGGAAATAGGAGGCGAGATAAAGGAATCTTATGACAGTACCGAGCACATTGCAACACCCGGCATCTGTCGATGCTTACATCCGGCATGGGTGGTCTCTCGTACCCATTCCCCCCGGCACCAAGGGGCCGGCGACTGACGGCTGGAACCGGCGAGAACAGGCGCTTACGTCATCGCAGGCGCTGCCCTCGGGGTGGGGTATCGGACTCGCTCATGCCTACTCGGGCACGATGGCGCTCGACATCGACGCATGGGACCGGGCTGCATTTCAATTGATGCTTCAGGGCGTCGATCTCCAGTCACTCTACGACGCACCGGACGCCGTAGTCATCGACTCCGGTCGTCAGGGTCACGGGAAGCTGCTGTACGCGATGCCCGAGGGTCTGGTGCTGCCGCAGAAGAAGTTGATCGTCAAGATCGACGGCAAAGACCTCAACTATCTCGACTTCCGCTGCGGTACGGCCAACGGACTCACGGTGCAGGACGTCCTGCCCCCGAGCATCCACCCGGAAACGAAGCAGCCGTATCGATGGGCCGGCCGGGGCAACTGGATGAGGCTGCCGGTGATCCCGGACGCCCTTCTCAACGTGTGGCAAGGACTCATCGGCACCGACACCCCGAGCAACACGACCCCGATGAGTGCGGAGCAGGTGTCATGGGAGCAGATCATCAGCGCCCTTGAGTGCATCAGCGCCGATCTGTCTCGGGCCGAATGGGTACAAGTCGGCATGGCGCTCCACTACGCGGGCGCCGTGACCGGGCAGATGGAGTACGCCTTCAAGCTCTGGGATACGTGGTCTGCTCGATCGATCGGCAAGTACCCCGGCACCGCATCGCTGACGACTCAGTGGAAAAGCTTTCGGACGGACAAGGGCGTCGCGGTCACTCTGGGCACCCTGTTCCACCTCGCCCGTGAGTCCGGGTGGGTGTCTCCAGTGCCCGACGTCGCGGGTCTGTTCCCTGACATGATCAGACCCGCGGTCTTCACCGCAGCCCTGCGCCCCGAGCCTCCAAATCTGGACCTTGATCTGTTCCCCGAGATACTGGCCCGACGTGCGCAGGAGATCAGCGACGGGGTGGGCTGCGACCCGCTGGTGCCGCTATTCGCGGGTCTGGGTGCCGTCTGCGGGGCCATCGATGCACGGACCCGGCTCGAACTGATGCCTGAGTTCCAGGTGCCCCCGGTGCTGTGGCTCATGACCATCGGGGAGCCGGCCGACAAGAAGACCCCCGGTAGTGCGCCAATGTTCGGGGTGCTCCGGGAGATCGAGTCCGAGGATCGGCCGCGGTACGCAAAGGAGCGCATCGACTACGAGGTCGCCCAAGCGCGGTACGAGACGGCGAAGAAGCAGATGATCGAGCACATGCAGACCCCCGAGGCGCTGATGGACAACACCGTGGTCCCGGCGATCCCGCCCGAGCCCGCGGTGCCAGTGGCGACGAAGCTCATGGTGCAGGACATCACGTCGCAGAAGCTCGTGCGTCAGTGCGCCGATCGCCCGAGGGGTTTGCTCTGCTACCTCGACGAGATGGCAGCATGGGCTGAGAAGGTCAGCGACACCAAGAGCGGCGAGGATCGCAGCGCCTGGACCGTCGCGTATGAGTCGAGGTGGTACGAGATGGACCGGGTGGGCGCCGGGACCATCAGCGCGAGCAACTTCGCCTTGTCGATCTTCGGCAACATCCAGCCTCAAGTGATGCAGACCTATGCTGCTCAGTTGTCCAAGGACGG